TGCGGAGAGTAAATCATTTGAAATGCTTCAGAAAACAGGTGTGTTACCAAGTGCCGTGAAAGAAATTCATTACTCACTTCAGGAAACTCAACCAACAGATAAAAAAATTTCTAACACACCAACTAGGACTAAAGATGAGATGATTTCACATATTACTGAACTAATCTCAGGTGGCCGGACTATGCCAAAAATAGATGAAATGAAAGATATGATTGTAATACAGGAAGAGGCTAAATAATGTCAGCAGTAATGGAAGCACCTGATTTAACTAGTTACTTCAAGGACGAGGATGACTTATCCCTACAAAAATGGAGTAAGCTGCTTGAGTTGAAGAATACTAGATTGACTTTTGCACTAGATCATCACATAAATACTCGTGGTGATTTAATGAATTTTGTACGTTTTCCTCACATTAGGGAAATTTATGAGACTTGTGCCCCCCACCTTGTTTTGATCGGTTCGACCCAATCTTTCAAAGCCCAAAGTGTGAACAGTTTTGTACATACTCCCACTGGTTGGAAAAGGATGGGTGATTTACAGGTAGGGGATGATATTTCTACCCCGCGTGGTGTTGTAGCTAAAGTAAGCCAACTTCAACCACAAGGTGTGCAAAAACTTTACAAATTTTATTTGGATGATGGTAGGGAAGTTGAAACCACATGCGACCATCGTTGGGTTGTGCTGAGGGGTAAACAAAGTAAAAAAACTCCAAAAGGCAGGAAAAATCGTATTTGGCGTGTTAGTAAGCATTTTGAAGTATTAACCACTAAGCAAATTTTAGTAGCTACAAAATACCTTAATCAAAGGTTCACAATCCCAGTACCCACTGCTCCTGTGGAAAAACCGGAACAGGAGCTACCATTAGACCCCTATTTTGTTGGCATGATGTTGGGGGATGGTGAAATTAGGGAAGCTAACTTACGCTTTTCTAGCTTGGATAAGGAGCTATTGAATGCGGTTAACAAATATGTTGCAAAATTTGGATTAATATTACAGCCGGACAAGGTTGACCCAGTTACTTCATTTTTCAAAAAACATGAGGGTATTTTTGAAGCTAGTGATGGAGTTCGTCGAATTAAGGATTTATTCAAATCCTTAGGTTTATTGGATACATACAGCCACACTAAGTTTATCCCACAATGCTATAAAGAAGGATCAGTTGAGCAGCGTTTTGCTATCCTGCAAGGATTATTAGATACGGACGGTTCTGGGTGTAAACATGGTGGGGTGACTATTAGGCTAACTTCAGAACAATTGATTAAAGATATTCAAGAAATAGTATGGTCATTGGGAGGGTGTGCAAAATATGCTGGTAGAAGTTCTTACTATGTCGAATTTGGACAAAAAATTGAGGCTAAGGATTGTTATATTTTAAACATCTCTATGCCCCATCCGAAGCAATGTTTTAGGCTAAGTAGGAAGAAGGATAATGTATCAGAAACACACCGTCGAATAAGGACACTAGGGGCTAAGGTACTAGGATGTGAATATTCCAAGGATGAGGAAGCTCAGTGTATTGTGGTGGATGACCCGCACCACCTTTATTTAATGGATAATTATGTTGTCACACATAACACCGAAATGGTCATAACAGAACACCTGGCAGCGGCGTACATTGGGTTATCAGTGTTCTTTGTTATTCCTAAAGTGGAATCACGCACAACTTATGTACAAAATCGTATAAACAAATGTGTGGAAATGGTTCCTTATTACAAATCTATTGTAGGAGAAGGTTTTTTTAATTCTGTTTTTTTGAAGTCCTTCGGTAAAGGGACTATTAAATATGTTGGTTCAAATTCCTTGAGCGATTTCCGTGAGTACCCTGCTGACATGGTGTACGTGGACGAAGTGGATGAATGTAATCAAGTGAACCTCCAATATGCTATTGACCGTGTGGGGGCGTCACCTTATCAATTTGTTCGATACTTGGGGAATCCTGACCAACCAAATCTCGGTATTCATGGAAAATTTTTGGAAACCGACCAACGTGAGTGGTTTGTCCCTTGTTTATCTTGTGGTAAATACTATGAGGCTAATTGGTATAAAACAATAGTCAAGGAAGTTAGGGATAAGCAAGGTGAGGTAGTTGATTATGCATTGAGAGATACAGCGTGGCGTCCTGGGATAAAGCGGGATGTGCATATGATCTGCCCTGGGTGTGGTGGGATATTACACAGGCATAGTAAAAAAGGTATTTGGGTTCCTAAGAAAAAAGATATGGATAAAGTTGGATATCATTTATCCAAAGTATGCAATTTGTATAATGAAATTGAAGGCATGTGGGGTCGCTTTCAAAGTGCCCAAGGTGACTTAGTTAAGTTAAAGCACTTCGTTACGTCTGAATTGGGGATACCTTTTGCAACAGTTGGTAATAAATTAACAGATAGTGTATTACAATCTTGTGTAATACCTAATTATAAGTTTGTTATCAAAGATGATTGTGCCCACATTAAAGATGACTGCCATATTGGCCCATGTAGTATGGGGATAGATGTTGGATCATCTTTCGATGTCCGCATATCCTACTTAACTAACAGGGGGACCAGGCAATGTGTTTATGTTGGAAAGATGAAACACCAAGATGACTTATATGAGGCAATGGATCGGTACAATGTCCAAGTAGCTGTTATGGACTCGGAGCCGGAAGCAGCCATCTCTCGTGAAGTACAGGATGTTGGAAACTCAAAAGGTGTGGCAGTTTGGTTATGCAAGTATAGGTACAGTGAAGGACTCACAACATCACAGTTAATACACGAATCAGACCTATCAATACATGTGGATCGCACAGAAGCACTGGATAATACGTTTAGTGCATTGAAAAGGAAACGTAATCTTTTGCCAGAGAATTTTAGAGACTTACTTAATGGTGAGTATGTGTTTGAAATGTGCTCATCCGTGCGAGAGACTACTGAGGATGCAAAGGGTCGGCGACGTAATATTTGGACAAAAACAAAAGATCACCAGTTCCATGCTGATAACTTCGATAGGTTAGCAGCAGAATTACTTGTTGATGGTAAATTAGAATGTATTGTGGGTTAGTGCAAGTACTTGCACAAAGGAGCATATGATGACAGTTGCTACTTACGATGCTATTGCATCTCCTGGTTTTAATGAAATTGAAGAAGAACCTACTATTAGTGAATACTATTTAGTGGGGGATGAGGATAATCCCAGCATTGTGGATGGCCACAGTGTACTTAGCGGGATAATGGATCAAGTTACCCTTAAAGGGATTAACAAAGATCAAGTTACCACTGAAGTTGAGGCACTTCAGGACACATTAAAATCCGTTGATGGAAGTCGGCAAGATAGCACATTGTCCAAAGAGAAACAAGGACTCCCGCTTAATCAGTTAAAAATAATCGAACCACCTTACTCGCCAGAATTGATTAAGTTATTTTCACAAAAAGATGAAACAAATACTAGGTGTATAGCTGCAAAAGCACAGGATGCAGTTGGCAGGGCATGGACATTGGAAGTCGAGAAGTCAATAAAGTCTACACCTGGTAATTTTGACGAGGAAGACATTGTTGATGCGGAAAAGTTGAAACAAGCTACAATACAAATTCAAGAAGCAACCTCATTCTTCACTAATTGTAATCAAGTATTTGGGTTGGAAGGGGTGCTGCTCAAAGCAGCTATGGATTTAGAGAGTATCGGTTGGTGTGCAATCGAAGTAATTAGGTCTGCTGATATGAAGGTTCATAGCTTAGATTATGCACCCGCAGACAAATTTCGAGTTGTGGAAGGTTGGAAAGGCTTCCTTGAATTAAGGGAAGGTGGGAAAAAAGTATTTTATCAACCTTTCGGTCAGAAAGTACTGAGTAAAAAACGCATTGACCCCATGACTAACAAAGGATACCCGTACTCACCTGATTTAGATGGTGAATTAACAGCGGAAAATGCCGAATTTAACATGATTGACTGGGCAGAGGGGAGGCCCACGGATAACTTCCTTAGTTCGGCCAATGAAATTATTTGGATTGTGAAGCACCATCCTGCCACACTATATTATGGGATTAGTGATGTTGTTCCTATCCTTCCTAAAATATTGATTAACTTGAACATAAATCAATACTCCTTGCAATTTTTTGAACATAACACTATTCCTCGATATGTTATTATTATTAAAGGTGCAAAACTAGACAATGCTGTCAAGGATGCAATATTAAAATATTTTCAAACCGAAGTTAAAGGACGTGCCCACAAAACACTCATATTACCGTTGCCAACAGGTCGAGGTAACGTGGAAGTAGTGTTTCAAAAATTGGATGCGGATAACCAGGATGGGTGGTTCCGTGAGCAATACAAGGACAACGCAGACTCTATTCGTATTTCGCATGGTGTGACAGCGGCAATCATTGGCCAGTCTGAAACAGCAAGCCTCGGATCAGGCAAAGGGTTGTCACAAGCTGAGATTTACAAAGATCGTATAGTTATCCCTAGCCAACAAAGGTGGTCAGCAATACTTAATAATATATTAAGTGTGGGCCGAGGGTTGCACTTAATTTGTGTGGTGTTTGAAGAAATAGATACTCGTGACAATGAAACGAAGATGCGAGTATTTAGTGGTTATTTCGATAGGGGTATAGTCACTATTAACCAGGTCCGGGCCGCTGGCGGCCTGGGAAGCCCCATTAAAGGTGGGGACAGGGCATTCATTAAGGTAGGTAACGCCATATTATTTGTGGATGAAATGGACGGCATGAAATCTACCTTAGCTGATCCAATGGAGTTAGCTAAAGTAAATGCAGAAGCCAAGCAGAAAGCTGGGGGTGACTTCAAAAATAAGCCACCAGCAAATGCCCCTGAAAACACAGCAATTCAAACAATTCAACGTGGCCCGCAAGCATAGTGCAAGTGCTTGCACTAAGGAAATAAGTATGAGTAAAATGTTGACACACAGGATTGAAGTATACAGTGATGGTGCTGAGTATTTTTGTGAAATACAGGTATTTGATTTAAAAACAGGGACACACAGCAGTTCCTGGACATTGACACATAAAACAGTAGCCCTTGCAATTGATGCTGCAAAAAGTAAGGTAATTAAACCACCTGTGAAAATAATTTAATATATTTTTAACAAAATTTTCAGTACCCTTGACTCACCTAGGAGAATAGAGTATAATACCTTACTTTCTTATGGAGGAAAATATGCCTACAGATTTAATTGATCTCGTAAATTATCAACCTAGTAATAAGTTCTTTATTGCCACACCAAAAAACACAGATGAAAATTTCATCATTAAAGGCTTTGTTTCTGTTCAAATTGCAGACAGGGATAAAGAACTAGTAAGTCCCTCCGCCTTTGATATTCCATCATATATGGCACAACCTGCCATACTTGTTAACCATGCTTTATGGGTTAATAAGATGGGTAACAGGGTGGGGGTAGGAGTGCCGCTTGGTTTACATGAAGTTAAATTGAAAACTTCAGATAAACCAGGAATGTGGTCAGTGTGGGATGTAAATGCTAAGAAAGAAATTGATACGTTTCCAAAAGAACGTAACCCCAACCTAGGCACAGGCTCACGAGGCTTATATGCTTTCATACGGATCAGTGATCCAGATGTGATAAGCATGGTTAAGTCTGGTGAGCTTTCTGGTTTTTCATGGAGGGGGATGTCTCGGCCCTCCTATACTTATGATGAGAAAACTAAATCAACATACAAGAGTTATTCATATATAGACCTTGTAGAAATATCTTTAGTAACTGCTCCTAATAATGTTGGGAGTTCCTTTATTGTTGCTAAAGATGCAATCCATTCATACCAATTTGATAAAGCAAAGTATGAGCAAAAGGATGTTGAGGAGCAGTTAACTAGGGATAAGGTGGATAATTTTACTATTGTTGAAAGCGAATCTACAATATATGCGTATGATAGTATGAGAGAATTAGATGAGGATGGATTATTAGTAGTTAAAATGGCCGACGGGGCAAACTTAGTTTTAGGAAAGCCTCAACAATCCTCGGCTACGTTAACTTTATCTGAGGATGAGAAAGATGTTTTCTTACAAACTGTAGCCAAATCAAAGGAGACTACAATGCCCGATCCCGCTACCCCTACGACAGTTGTTGATACTCCAACAACTCCAGTTACAAAGGATGTGACCCCAGAAGTCGCTCCTGTTGTAACTCCTCCGGCTACCCCGGAAGCAACTCCTCCTGTTCTTAACATGGACGAGGTTGTGACTAAAGCCACTGAAGCAATTATGGCGAAAGTTACACCTACTTTGGAAACCTTGACTGGACAAGTGCAAGCACTTGCACAAAATTTCGGGGAGTTTGTTACTAAAATGACGGCCCCTGTTACCCCTCCTGTGGTTGAACCAACACCCGAAGTTCCGATGATTGTTCAAAAACAATTATCAGAACTTGCGGGCGTGTTGGAAACAGTTAAGAAGAGTGTGGCTGGAATTACTCCAGTTGTTCCTGCACGCACCGAAGGCACACCTACGCCAAAGCCAGCGGGCAAGAATGATTGTTTCAACGGCTTGTTTGGAATCAAGTCGTAACCTTATTAAATTGTTGAATAATTTCACTTTAAGGAGAGTTTTGGTATGCCAAGTATCCCTGATTTTGTTGAAGATGTTATGAAAACAGCTATTGACGGCAACAGCCTTCCCAATAGTTTGTTAAATCGCCAGCAGTCCGACCGTTTTATTGATTTGCTGGAAGATACTTCAGTTTTACTGAAGGTCGCTCGAAAGATGAAGAAAGATCATCCAAAGGGCGAAATCAATAAGCTCGATTTGGGTACGATTGTAACTGAAGGTGCAAATGCCACCTCTAAGGCACGTACTTCAGTGCCAACTGAAGCGGTTGTTACCTATGACATGGTGAAGTACCGATCAGCCTTTGATTTGCGGAAGGACTTCCTTGAAGATAACATCGAAAAGGAGTCGGTTCGTGATAAAGTGCTGAGCATGTTTACCAAGGCAATGGCAATCGACGCCGAAATGGCATCAATTGAGGGTGATGATAGCCTGCCCGTCGGTGATGCACAATCAGCAGAAAACAATCTGTTGGGTGTGAATGACGGGTTCCAGAAGATTTTGTTGGCCAACGTGCCGGCAGATCAAATTGTGGATGCGGATGGAGCGGCCCCTTCTTCTGATTTGTATTATGATATGCGTAGGAAAGTTCCTGCTCGTTATCGTGTTGCAAAACCCATGTATCGCTGGATCGTCCCCTCCGGTCCTGCGGATAAGTGGTCAAAGGATTGGGCTGTTCGTGAGACGGTCGGTGGTGACACCGCACTACGGACAGGTGAAGCCCCCGGTCCTTGGGGCGTGCCTATGCTGGAAGTGCCACTGTTCCCTGAGAACTTGTCATTTACTACAAGTGGGTCAGTTGCAAAGACTGATGGTAGTTTCATTTGGCTTACGCCATATGAAAACCTCATTTGGTTTGTGCAACGCGAGATTACGATTGAATTTGATCGTAAACCACGACAAGACCTTTGGGAGTGTACGATTGAAAACAATAGTGTTGCCTTGTTGGCAGCTTAATTGAGTCGTACTAAAATCTCTTCTAATTGACTTGGAAGGCCAGCAGAAGGGCCGACAGGGCGGAAGCAAAAAGATGACGAATCTTACGCACCGTGAACGACTTAACGAAGAGACGCCAAACTAGGCGATGCGAAAGTCTGCTCTCCCCCATAATTCTGAAATACTAAAGGGGAGAGGGAGGTCCGAAGAGGCTTCCCCGCTTACTGTAAAAAGTAAGTCAAAAGGTAAAATCGCAAATTACCTTAGTAACAGTTGGTCACTGGAGATGCGATTTTGAAATTGAGAACCCATTGCTTTGCGTAATTGCTAAAAATGTCGCAATGTCAGGGGCAGATTATTCCTCTCCGTAGTGTTTACTAAATATTCCCAAGTGTTGACCTAAACTAATCTTTGTGATATAATACAATCTTGAAAGTGCAAGTGCTTGCACTCGTAACTACAAGGTTGTATTTATCACAAGGGTTTAGTTATGCAAAAAACAGTTGCTGAGTTAATAAAGCAAATTAGAGTCGGGGATAGGTTTAATTTGTGGGAAGTTCAAGTTAGTGATCCTGTGGATTACTATATTAGTAACACTTCTACGAAACCGCTATACTTATGTAAATGTGAATGTGGTAGGGTTCAAAAAGTTCGTGGTGAAAATTTAGTAACAGGTAAAGCAAAAGGATGTGTTAGTTGTGCCAACAGTAAGCATGGTATGTATGGGACACCTGAGTATGAATGTTGGAGGCAATTAAAAGGAAGGTGTTTAAATACTAAGCATACTCAATATCCTGATTATGGTGGCAGAGGAATTACTGTTTGTCAGGATTGGATTGATAGTTTTCAAAACTTTTATGAGGATATGGGTGATAGGCCAGGACCGGAATACTCAATTGAACGAATTGATAATGAATTAGGTTACTGCCTTGAAAATTGTAAATGGGAAGTTCGGAAAAAACAATGTAGGAATCGACGTAGCACTCATTTTATAACGTACAAAGGTGAAACAAAACCACTAATTGAGTGGGCGGAGCAATATGGAATAAATTCCACATCACTTAATAAACGACTACGAACAGGGTGGGATATTCATCGAGCATTAACTACACCCATTAATCAGGAAAAGAAAAGGTGTGGTAATTCATTTTTAAGGTAGTGCAAGTACTTGCATATTAATACTAGGAGGGTAATTGGAAATGATTTTAGCACAAATCAAAGAAGCAGCAGACATTGCTCAACGTCAGCTAGATAAAGCAGCAGAATTTGGATTTGAAGCATATGTGTTGCTATTTGTGTTAATGTCAGTTGTGGCATTCATTCTAATACACTTTTACTATATTGTTAGGCCGGATACGGAAGCTCGTAGGATATCTCAAAAATCACAGGATGAATGCCTAAGTACGTTTGCTACGAACTATGCAGTTCAAACACAACTATTAAATGAAATTGACGCACATCTCTCTGATATTGGTAGGCAAGTAGGTTTGAATAAAGTTAAAATCAATCAACTTGAGGGAAAGTAACTATGTACAAAGTATTGTTAGTACTCTGTTGCTGTACTACTGTTTTTGCACACGAGCCTACTCCAATTCACCTTTGGCCACAACCCGACCCAATTAGTAATCTTGATCCAATCACAACTAATAGGTGTTGGATTACAAAATATAAACCAGGTGAATTACAAAAAGTTTGTTCCGAATGGGTGTATGGACCTTGGTACTTATGTGGGAATGAATGGCATCGTAAGGCAACACGTCAATGTTATTGGGAACAAACTCCAGGCCGAGTAGTAAAAGTATTGATGCCCTGTCCTACTGGTGTAGTAATTGGAAATGAACCTATTGAGCACAAACGTAAGAAAAAGAAGTAGTCCTTATTTAAGGGATTAAGGATGTTTGCAAATGCTTACCTTCGTATATTAGTGACACTGGCTCACATATTGTTGGAAACATTGCGAATCCTACTGTCCCCAATAATAAAATTACAAGGCGTGGGTTGGAGATGGGTGGAAATAACTAAGTTTTTGTTTGGGAGGTAATAATAATGACACCTTGGTATTTACGGAAAAAAATGTGGGTAGGACTAGTCACTGCTGTTGCAATGATTACTTCGGATTTAATGAATAACCCAGAATTAGCAACTAAAATACTAGCTATTGGAATGACGGTGTTAGGTGCTTTTGGATTAGAAGATTTCGGCAAAGCTAAACAGGTAGTTGAGGAACAAGCTAAATTACCTCCAGAAGTTGACACAAGTAAAGCAATTGAACATTTGAAAGCCGCAATAAAAGCAAACCCGGACCTTTTGAATTAGTGCAAGTACTTGCACAAAGGAGGATACTGTGCCTCAAGACAAATACGGTCGAGAAATCATTGAAGAAGTCATTAGCCCCAAAGCTGTGCGATACCACGACCGACGAGGCACGATTTGCGTTGGGTTAGAGAAGCCCGACATGGTTGCTGCACTCGCAGCTTTCAACGATTCACCGCCTCCACGTTTTCAAGCAACAGCAGAATCCGCGACGCCCGAAAGCGAATTGCTGATCGCAGCGATTGAATCACTTCCGCCCGGACAACTGAAACGACTCAAGGCCGCATTGGCCAAGTAGGGAGACACGATGGCAACGCTTTATCTCGACCTCGAAAACGGCAACGACTCCAATGACGGAACCACGTTCGCCAACCGCAAGAAGACGCTTGCGGGTGCATCCGCCATTGCGAATCCTGGCGATACCGTGCGGATCATGGCCAGCACGACGCCGAACAGCTTGGGCGTTGACGGCACGTTTGCCAAAGGCTCCACAACGATCACGCTGGCAGCGGCTCAGAACGCAGCGATCGACACTGGCGAGTCCGCCTGGACGGCGTCAGCCAACGTGACCTGCACGACGAACACAACTCGCAAGCAAGGGGCCACATCGGCGAGCATTGCGATTGCGTCTGGTTTCACGACCGGGCTGGCGGCGTACAAGGATTTCGGCTCGACCAACTTCTCTGCCTATCAGCAGATTTCGTTTTGGTTCATGCAAACGTCAGGCACGCTCGGTGGATTCGACATCAAGCTCTGTTCGGATGCGGCAGGTGCAACCCCGGTCGATACGTTTAGCATTCCGGCGGCAGTCATTACTAACGGATGGAACCGCGTCACCATCAATCTCGGCTCCGCAATGGGAAGCTCGATTCAATCCGTCGCGTTCTATGTCACGACCGACAGCGGAGCACAGACGTATTTGATCGACAACATGGTGGCTTGCAAAGCTCCTGGCACTGGCGAACTGACGCACAAGACCCTGATCGGGAAACAAAAGTCACTCGGTGCGGGTGGCGACGATTCCGAGACGTGGTACGCGATTCGAGCCATTGAAGGAACGACCATCACACTCGACCTGCTCAACAGCAGCAACGCGGGCAGCACGACAAACGGGCGTTATTGGGGCACGAGCGAGACCGTAACGGCTTACTCACTGTTTCCGTCTTATGTTCCGACGAGCGTTGCGACGGCTGATTTACAATGGACGGCAGGCGGAACCGATACGCAGACGCTCACGATATCAGGCGGTTGGAACCGGACGGACATGACAACTCAGACGGGACAGACGTGGTTGGTTCAGTCCATAACTAATTCCGCCGCAGTAAACTTCGCAGCGCCGTATTTAGCAATCTCAAAGCTGAATTTTGCTTTGCTTGCCGCATCGGTATCTTTTCTCTGCCATTCTTCAACGGTGTCAGTCTGTCAGTGCATCCATTCTGTTTCTATAAACATGATCGGCACGTCGCTAACGTACACAGGTGTTGTGTTATGCAATTCAACTGGCAGTATTGTGCCAACAGGCGCATTACACACTGGGACCGTGTCTGTATATGCAGAGGCTAGTAGTCTTGGTGTCAGCATAACCAACCTAGTCGGTGGAACAATTACGATAACCGATGAGTCCGTGCTTTGCTTGGTTACTAGCAATGCCACCACAAAACTCATCTTCAACGGCACGACCTACGGCAGCTTCGGCGATGCCAGCTCTGCCGAAGCTGTCCGAACGGAACTCACAACCGAACTCGCTACCGTCGTGAAGCTCGACGACACGCTGGAAGATGATGGTGGCACATACCGCTTCACCACAAACGCACTGGAGCAAGCACCATCAGGCGGGGGTGGCGGTGGAGATGCGACAGAAGCAAATCAGACAGTCATCATCGACGCGATTGCCGCGCTCAACAATATCGCGGCGTCTGACGTTGTGACGGCTCTTGGAACCGGTTCAACGCTGACGACTCTTGCGACTCAAGCGAGTGTCGATACGGTCCAAGCCTCAGTCGATCTAATCGGCGTGGCAGGCTCGGCAGTCTTCAAGGCGGCGGAATCTTTCACGCTGACGACCGGAACGCAATCGAGCGGAACCTACACCGACACAACTGGAGTTGATGGGGTTGCGCATCAACTGACCGACACAGCGGGCACGCTGGACTGCTATTACCAGTTCGAAATCGGCAGCGAGGGTGTCCCATCGAACGTAAAGATGATCGGGCGACTCAATGGATCGAATGACACGCTCACCGTTTATGCGTGGGACTGGACGCTCTCGCAGTGGGAGCAGATTGGCACACGCGCCGGCACTGGCGGCAGCACGAACAGCACAAATAACCACGACCTGCGAATCGCTCACGTCGGAACTGGCGGCAACGTCGGCAAGGTGCGAATCCGCTACTTTTCCAACACGCTGACATCCGCAACTCTGTATGTCGATCAAATTCTTATCAGCCATGCAATCATTGTTCGCGAGCTATCCTCCACTGGAAACGCAGCGGTTGCGAGTGCAACGAGAACAGAATTGGCCATAGAACTCGCAATGATTGATGAGAATGTTTCCGCTCCTAAAACATTGGACAGTAGCCTTGATATTTACCATGCTGATATTCAATTTAACCAAGATGGTGCTAATGATGAATATACAGCAACTTGGTTTAAGAATGGCGTTCGCCAAGCATCCGGTATTACTGTTCCCACACTTCAAGTGGTTAAACGTAGTGATGGGACCGATTTAATTGCAGCAAGTGCAATGACTGAAATTGGTAGCACAGGTTCATATAAGTTAAACAGTGCTACTGTTACTACGTTAGGTGAAACATACTTAGTGTTGGTAGTTGCCACTATTGCTGGTGGTTCAAGGACTTTTTCAAAACTTATTAACAGGGATGCTTAATTATGCCACCAAATAGATGGTTAGTAATGTGGTATATCCAAAGTGACCTATTTATGGAGCAACCCGAAATTACTCCTCCCAGTGGAGCAGCGTTTAATCAATTTGCATTAAATCCAATAATGGTAATGTAGTGCAAGTACTTGCACAAGGAGTGTATAATGAGTCAAACAGCAGGTTCAGCCACAGTTGATAGCACAGGGGAATATGTGTTTCAAGCCACAGGGGGCTGCTCCATATTTAGGGTGGTATGTGATAGTGAATCTGGTAACAATGCACTAGTCAATATCCCAGGATTGCATGATGCTGGTGAATTTTTCCCACTTGCCCCTGGGGAGTTAGCTGATTTTAGGTTAAATCATGGGGGCATTCGTGCAGCATTTGTAAAAGGTGATGGAGGAGATGCGGATATACGATTTGGAATAATCTCTCGCAGTTATAGGTAATTAAATGTCCAACTATGCAACAATTGATGAGTTACAAGATTTCAAAGTAGCTGGAGCTACTATTGACCTATCGGTATATAACTCATACGAATTACAGGATAACCTTGATATTGCGGAAAGTATTGTTGAATCCTATGTGAACACGATTTTCTATGAAATTGAGCAATCAATATATTTTAGTGGGAATGGGAACCAAAACCTTTATATTGCACCTTTGTTAAACTACCCAATCATAAGTGCAAGTGTTTGCACCGAGGTTGATGAAAATGACATAGTGCTTTGGACGTACACCGAAGGTGTTGATTTTGTAATAAAACCTTGGTACTTGTCAAAAAACTGGAATAGGCTATCATTTAGGGTAGCCAGTGGATCAACTGGACCAACTTGGCCAAGGGGTTGTAGGAATATAAAAGTTACAGGTACTTGGGGGTATTCGGATGTGCCAGTCGAAGTTAAACGAGCTACGCTTTTATTAGCAGCAGAAATTAGTATACCAGGATCATCTGGATTAGCTAGTAATACTATAGCTAGACAGGAGTGGGACGATTATAAAGTCCAATTTAGGGGACTAAGTCAAAATCCTCCTGAACCATCTGATTCAACTGGATTTGACTTGGTAGATAGGTTGTTAGATAAATGGAGGTTTAGGCCTGATATGTTTTTAACTTGTGAAAGCCATTTGCCAAATTTTGATCAAAACATCCTGGGCATTGTTTAATAAGGGTTGACAATGTCTATAGGTGGAATGACAGATAAAGTTGACATATTCACATATACCCTGGTAAGCGATGGGGCCGGTGGCCTTGTTCAGGATACAAAGGACTATCTTTATCAAAACATATATGCTAGAATATCCATAATGGACGCCAAGACCCAATTGGAATGGTTTGGTTTCTCTGGCAAAAAGTTGTGGAAAGTCTTACTACAATACTCAAGGTTGCTAGACAATGTTGGTGAATACTACATTACACTAAATGTAGCCAGCCCTACTAGTGTGGTCAATCAAGGTGAAATATTTAGGATTATTGAAAGTCGGCATCAACGTAATGAGTCCAATGTTTTCCATCATACTTCTTTGGCCATTGAAAAAGATGAATCGGCGGAAGAATAATGTTATTTAAACTTTCAACAAATAAATTGCTACAAAGTAATAAGAAATACCTAAAGGAACTATTCGACTCTATTACTACACAAGTTGGAAGGACCAACATACGGGTTGCGTTGGTACGAGAAATTGATGAGGTAGTTGAAGAATCTTTGAATGATATTGTTTTACCCGCCATTCAAAGGAACTTAGTTTCAAATAATTCTATATTTACTTCAACACTTCATAATAGTTTGAAGTTCTCAAGCGATGGCCCTGGGAGGGTGGTGCTGGATGCTGGACCAGCCCAGCACTATGCACTGATTTTGGAAAGGGGTTCAAAACCTCGCCAAATTGATCCCAGGGAAGAAGGTAATATAATTCGGTGGGTTATTTATAAGCGTCGTGTTGATGAGGAAACTGGCAAGGCTGTGGCACAACATGTGATTAGGCGTATTGAGAAAAAAGGTAATGTCCCACATCCCTATATCGAACCTGCCTTGCAGTTAATGATGCCAGTAGTGCAAGATATTGTGAAACAACGATTAGGTGCAGTTTTAAGGCCATAATATGCCAGGTGATGCCACATTCCTTGAAGCACTGGTCACAGCATTACAAGCTGATGTGGGTGCAGGTTCATTAGTGGCGTTAACAGGGCACACTACACCTAATCCTCGAATACTTCGGGGCAGGCCACCAAAATTAGGGACAACACCTTTCCTTGGTGTATGTGAATATCCTAGCACCCCTTTAGTGAAAGATCACACTTTTATTAAAAGGTATTTAGTTTCAATCATAGCTTTTGCAGGTAAGGACATAACAGCTATTCAAATAAGTGACAGGGTTGAAGTACTATTTCACAAAATGAATGAGGACAATAATAGCTATTTTGATTTTACAAATGAAGATGTAAAAATATATTCAGCACTATGGAAAGGCCGTATAAAGGCAAAAAAAGACGATGATTTAGATGTATATTGTGATGAGAACCTTATTGAAATAATCGCGAATCCTTTTCAAGGCTGCTCATAGTGCAAGTACTTGCACTAGTGAGATTGTTTACAAGAAAGAGAGTTTGAAATGCCTAATGCTGATAATATCATTATTGGTGCAGCCGTTGTTTATATCAATGGTGCTGACCTTGGTTATACTAAGAACGGCCAAACCGTTCGGTACAAGCCAGAATTCGTAACAGTCGTGGC